CCTGCCGCCTGCGCCACAGTATCGCGCCTCGCCCTCTCTGCGCTCATCAGAGCCTGATCCCTGTATTTCTGATAAAGCTCGTCGGCATCTTCGTCATACTCAAACTCACCTCTGCCGAGATACTGCTCAATGTATTGCTTCTGGAGCGCGGCATATTCGTTATAGCCCTTCTTGGGCTCCTCCACGGTAGAGGGCGCCTCTGTCACGCTCTGCGTATCCTCCGAGGGCTTCGTCTCACCTACAATCTGTGTAGCATCAGTTGCCTCCACGGCAGTTGGCTCATCAAAAGGCAGTTTTTTATCCGGAGTGCTCGTTATTATCGAAGGTGAGTCAGCGGACATATTACTTTCGGGCGCGATGGGCTCAATCGTTTCAAATATCGGAGAAGAATTTTTCGGCGCCGCCTTCTGCTGCTCCTCCTTCTTCAGCTTCTTCTGCTGCGTCTGTTTTTTAATATCATAGCTCATTTTCCTTTGTCCTCCATCATAGCAAGCATTACGTTAAGCTTCTCACACAGCTCACGCACCCACCGCTTCAGCTGCTCCAGCTGCTCCGCGGGGCTTCCCGTAAGCATAGGCGGTTCAAATCTTATAGGCATATCACCAGTCCTCCGATTCCTCAAGCACACGGGAGATACCGTAGAGCTTGAAATTTCCCTTTCCCGTAACCTTAATTTTGAAGTGGTCGCATCTGACGGGCATTATATAGAGAGTCTCCGTTCGCGGTACGGGGTTAATTCCCACGAGCCTCTCCACCTCTATCCACCTACCGTCAGAGTCGTACTGTATCCATAGGTTAAAGTGCGCCCCGAACTCCAGCCGCGCTCTGATATCCATACGGCATATATATTTTCTGTCGGGAGTATTGAAGCCTATATCACCCGTCTCGAGCATATAGTCTATCCTCTCCTCGCCAGAGCTTGCCGAATGAGCGAGATATTTCTCTCCCATAGCCATAAGCAGCGAGCCGTCAAGCTCCGCCATGCAGGACACCTCCTCGCCGATAAGCTCCCTGTGCCAGAAGCCGTACCTCGTATCATAGGTGAATATAAAGCGCTCTCCCTCGTTGTTTTCGCAGTACGTAACGTATTTATCGCCGTCAGCCCCTGCCACGGCGTTACGGTATCTCACGTCGCCGAGAGCGTCGGATATCATCACGGTATTTGTTCCGTCGAAGCCTACAAAGCCCCGCCTTGAATGGTATATAACTCTATCTCCCACACGGGCAACGGAATCACCCGAGCCGCGCATCACACCTCTGCCCGTGATGTTGTAGAGCTGATGAGCGCCGGTGCTTGACACGTACACCTTGTGAATTATATTCTCCTTGAAGAATACGGGGTTATCGTCAACCACGCAAGCGCCTGTGAAGTCCCCCTCGGAGCCCACCGATATAACGGCAGGAGCGTCGGCAAGGACAGCATCCTCTGCCGAGGGTATCGTAAAGTCCGACCAGGAGCCGAGCCGCGAGCAGTATATCTCATTAACCCGACCGTCGTTAAGACAGCCCCACAGCCTATTTTTGCACTCCACGAGGTAATCGAAGGCGCGCGTATCGGTCTTGTATCTCAACGTCGCCCCACAGTTTAAGTCTCCGTGACTTCCGTATTTCAGAACGTGGGTTCCGTCGTCCAGATAGTAACCCTCGACGGAGAGCTGATTCATTATTCCCCTGACGAGGAAATATCCACTCTTTTCGCTGTATATATAGTCGTCGTCGAAGTCGATTTGTATCTCTTCGGGAAAGCCCACAAGCTTAGTCGCCTTAATCTTGTCGGCAAGAACCCCGTCTCCAGATATCCTCAGGTACACCTGCGCCGCGTCTACCACCGTGTCCCCTGTATTCAAGGAGGATTTAAGCCTCACCTCGGGCTTTCCCGCTTCATTCGTTGCAAGATAATATTCGTTTCTGCCGGCATCACCGTCCTGCTTCGTCACCTCAATAGCTACTGTCCCGCCGTTGAACACAACGCAGTTTACGATCCTGAACTCACCGACGGTGTAGCTGTGCTCCCGCCTCTCCGACTTTCCCGTCGTGGTATTATAGGCGTAGGAGTTAGGATACACCACGATATTCGCGCCCATACGCACCATCTGATACCCTGCGCCGCTTATATATGCGCCTATATCCTCGGTGAGCATGCTCCCGTATTTAAAGAAAACTCTGCCGTCCCTCTCGTACAGCAGCGAGAGCTCCTCTCCTCCGAGCATTTTTATAATTCTGCCGGGAGCTGTCACAGCCTCGCCCCTGGGCGCTCTGATAGAGAGGAGAGGATACTCGTCGCCTGATACGTTATAGCCGTCGTATATCTCCCTCTCGGACACCTTCGGCGTATGGTTATACCCTCGGAATTCGTTAATGAAGCTGCGGCTTTTCGCCGTCTCGTCTATATATGGCATCATACCGCCCTCTCCTTATCTGACCTTATATTTTTTCACACCGCCGGGACGGTATTTTCTGTTGAGCTGCACCTTATATTCATCAAGCAGTGAGTTATAGAGATACATCTCGTTATTGTAGTGCTTCTGCTCGTGGAGCCTCAGCTGTATCTGCCCCGCGAGGAAATGCACGTATAGCTCGTCGTAGGGCATAGGAACGGCAAGTGTGGTATCCTTGTCACCCTCAGGCGTAAATCCCGAGAACTCCGAGCCCCTCGCAAGCTCGGGATAACGTGAGTGCACCTCGCCGAGTATCCTCTTTTCTACCCTTGATAGCCACGAAAGCTTGTCCCTCTCGTCCACTCTGTTAGGCAGATAGCTGTCCACCTGCATCAATGCTTCGTTTACAGTCATTTTCCTTCTCCTTTTTATTCTAAAATTACCAAAGGATTATGCATCTCACAGCGGAAATTCACAATCGTTTGGTAATTTAAAAGGGCGCCACCTACAGCAGCGCCCCTTCCTTTTCAGCGGTGAGGACCGCTTAATTATCACCCTTCTCAAGCTCGCGGCGGAGCTTATCCTTATAGCTGTCATCCATATCTCGGAGCGCAGCCTTTTCGTCAAGCATAAGCTTGTATTTGAGAGGTATCTTAACAAGCTTGCCGCGAGGCACCTTGATACTCTTACCGTTAAGAGAGAGCCTCATAGTCTTTGACTTTTTCGCGCTGTCGTCTCTGGGAATAAATACATCGACAAGCTGGTTGTAGTCCACCTTCTTGGGCGCGGTATCTTCAACCTTTGCGGGCGTAGTTTCCTCAAGCTGCGCGACGGTGTCGGCAGTATTGTTTTTAGTATTAGCCATTATTTTTTCCTTTCCGCTCCGCAGAGCAAGCTACTCACCCTGCGGAGCTTTTAAATTCAGGCAGATTCTTCCTCTGCCGTGATAACAGCCTCCGCGTCGTCAACGCCGTTGAAGCTGGAGGTGCAACGGTAATTTACGAGATACTTGGGAATAAGCACTTTCGTGACGGTTGTTGCCTTCCAGCCGGCAGAGCCTCTCTGATCGAGGGGATCGGCAGTACCGGAGGAGCCAAGCTGCTTGATAATTGTGCGAAGACCGCCGCCCTCAAGCTTAACGGTACCGTAGGAGCCCTCGCCGATAAGAGTGCCGTGGTAGATGGCCACGCCGTTTTCATTTTCGGTTATAAGGGCGTTGGTGGTCTCGTAGATACGTGCGCCTACCACGTCGCCAACGTAGCCGGATGCGAGGTGCTGGGGCTTCAGGAACTTATAAAGCTCCTTGTATTCCTCGTCGGCAGTAAGGTCCGTAGCCACGTCGGTATGAAGGACGAGAGGATATGCACCGTTTATCTTAGGCGCATTGACTCTCTTGAGAATGTTTACGAGGCGTCTGATATCAGCCACGCTGATTTTGTGGTCTTCCACGGTAAGCTCAGCCTCGGCGTCAGCGCCGCCTGCAAGTGCATCGTTGACCTCGTCGTCGGTGACGATTGCATTACGGATAAGCTTATCGAGCACCGCGTGCGCCTGGGTAGACAGCACGTCGATAGCGGAGTTTACCATAGGGTCGATAGCAGTCGTTATAACGATATCGTTGAGAGGCACCCAGCCGCCGTAAG